TCCTGCAATTCCAACAGCTCCAGCTAGCATCCCAGTTTCAGCTAGACCTAAAAGACCCAACACGCCAAACACTTGACTAAGCATGTCGCTTCCGTTAGCAATCAAATTAAAAGAATCCCCTACGCCCAAGGGAGCTCCTAATACAGGAGTGTAATAAGCTGTTTCGTGAGCAAAGTTTCCTAAATCTTTAAAAACGTTTCCCACAGAAAACCCATCCGTTGAGGTATGGCCTTCACGCAAACCAGCACCAGCTGCAACACCCGGAATCATCATTGAAGCAGCTGCACCGGGATTCGCTTTAATAGAATCTAGTAGGCTTATGCCACCATCGTTTTGCTCAGGCATGGAAGATTGATTAAGGGCAGAGTTCGTCTGGTCCTGTAAGGCAATCTGTTCTTCTTGATGTAGTTCTGCGTCAGTTGTTGCGACCACTTATTAAGTATTCCTTTACGAGTTCTGCCCACTCACGAGTTTCTTGCGAAACATCAGGGTGAGTAGATAATGCGTCTAAAATAGCTAACCTTTGTTGATCAGCAGCAGCTGGTCTTTGAGGCATTTGGGCTGGAGCAGATAAAGGTCTGCTAGGATCTCCACCAGCAGGTTGCATAATTCCTGAAGGAAGGTCAGAAGGACCTTTAACAGGACGGCCAGTTGGCCTAGGAGGAGTAGCCCCTCCCCTATCTGGCATAGGTGCAGGACCTTGAGGTTGCTGCCCTTGACCATCCATAGGAGGAAGACTTTGCTTTAACCGATTCAATTCAGCTTTCTCACCATATGTACCTGATTCAGGTTTGTTAATGGCAGTATCCCCTGTAGGGGTTTTTTCAATTTCTTCGCTTACTGGCATGACTCACACACCTCTGGGTTTTCTAAATCACATTGAGCTTCAATAGGTGTATCATCCTCAAAAGGATTCAACGAAGGACGTTCGCCCAAAAGATTAATCAACTTTTCAGGTTCTTCCCAAAAATCTGTCATCCTTGTACCTGCGTCCCAAGTTCACCACCGGGACCTGCTGGAATGCCAAGGCGTGCCAGCAGATCTGCCCCTCCTGGGGCTGATGGTGGTGGGGGCGGTGGCATGCCTCCGGCAGCTCCTTCAGGTCCCATAGGACCTCCTTCTGGACCCATAGGTGGCTGACCCGGCATCATAGGGGGGCCACCCAATCCAGTGTCCATCATCTGTTCTTCCATCTCTTTCTTAGGTTGAACAACGTACTTGTCATACAAATCAAATAACTCTTCGCCCTTTTCACGAGCACGAGCCATATCAATAAGGGCTTCCTCTGGTATAGCTCCCATCTCAAGGCCTTGCAAAAGCTTAGAAAGGGCCATAGCTCTGAACTTTTCAACGTCCAAACGTGACCTTTCACGGCCGACATCAGTCAATCCATCTATGTTTTCTTGTACAAATTCTTTAGATACAAACTCTGCTTGAGAGTATTGGATGTGCAAAACAGCGCTTTGCGCTGGATCACGGCCTAAACCAAGACCATACTCCACTCTCAAACGATGGTTCATATCAATGTCCCTAGAAGGTTGATATTCTTCTATATAGTTCTGATTCCTCAAAATGCCGGAAACAGTCTTGTGAGTATTGAAGAATTGCTTGTCAATAGCAAAACCAATACGAAGGACACGTTCAAGTTTCTTTTGTAGTATTTGATGATACGTTCTGATAGCCGTATTCATCATGCCAGCTGAAGCTTCAATAAACTTAGCAGATGCAATAGATTGATCAACTTCACCGGGTCGTGCTTTAGGCCAACGGCCACCTATATGGATTCCCTCCATAAGATTAGTTAAATCAGCTTGGATGTTAAAGCTGCTAACAGCTGGTGGCACACGACCAATAGCACCAGATGGGCCCAATTCAATGAATGACCCACCACCATAAGGCATTTCGCCTATAAGGTCACGAACCCAGATGTCTGAATAGACCGATTGGTCAGCAAAGTCCAGCACAAGGCCCATAAGTCGTATATGGGCTTCCAAAAGCCCCACTACTTGGTCAAATTGGCCCCTCGTTTCCCCATCAAGGGTGATACGAGACCCAATAACTACAGGGCAAACCCCTGTTTCGTTCTCAATTCTTTCCAATACGACAGGGTAAGGTATGTCTGTATTGGACCCATAGCGGTTAAAACCCTCTGTTGAACCCTGATATAGGGCAGAAAGAACGTATTCTTCTTCAGAGAAGTACTCAACTATGACCACACGAGTATTTTCGTCTGGATTTTGTATATCGGTCCTTTGACCGCTAAATTCGGCAATAGCTACCTGATATTCCTCTGGAAGCTGCGTATAATACACTTCACGAGCGAACATGCACCGCCTGACCTCATCACCCGGTTTGAATCCGGGTTCAGGGTAGCAATGCCTAGGATCACGCCGTTCAATCAAAGGTATCTTCTGCTCAAAGTCTGGAGTTAAGGTCCAGACACTGAAACCATACGCTGCCATATCCATAACAGCACGGGGGATAAGGAGATCAACGCCATTAGCGTCCATGTAGCTTCCAGCTACACGCTCCATTTTTCTAGCTACCTTACGAGCTTCCTTAGAATTAGTGCTCGGTTGCACACGAATAGTCGGCACGAGGCTAGCTGCCTCTGCCGTATCCTCTAAAGCAACCTGAATAAGGTTAGGCGACTTAGAATCTATGCCCTCTTCGTCTGGATCAAAGACATCAAACTCGCCTTTAATGACACGATCAATCGTATCAATCCTGACATCACGTTCTTCATAGCGTGCTCGCCACGCAGAGTACATGCTAGCAAGGCGGTCGGTATCAAGAGGCATGCTTAGCTCTTTCAGCAATACTCAATAATGTTTTTTCAACTTTGGTCATTTTACGGCCTTCACGGATCTCAAACGCTTTCTCTCTAATTTCACTATCGGTTGAATCTTTCTCCATAGAAAAATACACAGGCCTGTCGCCAGACATAGTGCCACAAAGCATTTCGTTTTCCTTAAGTTTTTCTGAAGCATCACGGTATGCTCTCTTATTGAGGACTTTTTTAAACATACTTCTCCTCAGACAAAACCCGACAAGTGTCTCCTTTGTCTAATCTTGCCATTCTATCCAAGCCCTAGCTCCACAAGAAAGAGGTTTCTCAGATTGGATAACTTTAGCGCCCTCAGGGATTTCAAACTCCTGATGGTACTCAGAACCCTTATAGGTTCTATGAATAATAGCAGGAAGGCCCTTTCTGAGCCTTTGCTGGTGGATGTGTACTTGGTGTTTCATTCTTCGCTCCATATCTGTGGGTCAATGTTCATCGGCTGCGGGCCATCATCTATTTCGTATTCTTCAACAGCGCTATGATCCATAGCGTTACCAACAGTCTGTCGCCTATAACCACTAGCTGCACGAGACATATGCCCCGGTCGTTGATCCTGCAATCTAATACCCCTTACCTCACGATTATGAAAGTCTACCACACGTCGCTTACGTTTAATGCGATTAGGGACATGCATCCTCTCATGGAACATAGGCAAATGAGCTCTTTTAACCAAATCACGAACACCAAGATCAGCAAACCACAAAGACATTACCCTGTCAGATACAGTTCCCATAGGGAAAGCAATAAGCTCATCAATCATAGGCTGGAATGTAGTGGTCGTAGGCTGATTGCCCCAAGGCATAGAAAACAAACCAGTTTCCATCAACGGGGCCATAGACTCTACGCCAAACTGTGGATCCCACTTATTACCATGTGTCTGATGGGGAACCACACGGACACCCCTCTTAGCCAGCTCCTGCACAAGCTCAACATCATATTGAATGATTTGAGATTGAACACCATTAGACTCAACACGCCATTCATAAATAGGGTACCTGTCAGTCCATTCCAAAATCTGCTGTTTCATTTGAGGGGCCTTCATTGACTTAACGGCAACAGAATCAATCAAATACCGTTTCTGGGTAGAAAGGTCAACGCCCAACAAAGTAAACGCCGTAAACCCAGAACCCTTATTGCCACCAGCAGGGTCAAGCCCAGCTATCAAACGCCAACCAGTGTCATAGTGCCCAGCCACACGACTAGTGTCCTTAGAGGCATCAATCATTTCCTCAGTGAACGAAGCGCCAGCACCCGGAATGTCAACCTGCTGATAAATCAGCTGGAAGTCGGCAGGTCTCATCTCAGTCTTATGAATAAGCGCCTGCTCATATGGGAAGTGCTCAGGCCACAAAGTACGCTCCGTAGTCTCATCATGAATACATGGGTACTTCAAAACCTTGTAATTTTGTCTCATGGCCAAAGTAGAGTAAATATCACCGGGTTGGACACGAGTCCCAATCCAAATGGCTTTACCAGAACGCCCAATACGAGACAGGGCTTCTTTATCAAACCACTCAAGCATACCAGCTACCCTGTCAGGGTTTCTCATGTTGTCCAGCGTGGCAACGTCGTCAAATTTAATAACATCGGCACGACGACCATATATTTGCTGGCCAACACCCAAAACAGCAACAGTCGGATCTTTCTCAGCACCAGTACGATTAGAAACGTAAATCTGCTCAGAAGACCAAGTTGCCTGACCCTCAGGTTTAAAAGGACCCCAATCATCAATAAGATTAGGCCCATCCCCATATAATTCGGGGTTTGTCAGCATCTCGGTGATGCTGTGCATGAACGTCCTTGCGAAGGGCAAGGACTTGGATACCAGTAGGGTTCTTAGGTTAGGGTTACGGCAAATGTCGTATACAGTGTGCCATACCGTGACGAGTGTAGATTTAGAATGGTATGGTGGGCAGTTGATTACAACCCTGCGATAATCTCCTGTAATCGCTTCAGCCATGTCCTCATGGAATCCCGGAGTTTCGTGATGAACGCCACAGTCTGGGCATATCCAGTTTTGAAAATAAGTATCGCAAAACTCGGTGAAAGTACCGACCCTTCTTTCTTGCTTGTCAAGGGGACCGGCTTTAACGGCCTTCTGTTTAATGGACTCAACTCGTTCACTTCGTTCATTCTTAGCATCCTTTACCTTCTTGTTTAGATGTTGGCGTGAAACGCCATAGATTTCGGCTGCCTCCGTTTGGGTCCAGCCGTCATCTAATACCTTAACAACAGCTGCTCCAAAACGTCGGGCCTTGGACCAAGTTTCGTATTTTTTGTTCATCTCAATATAATACCCGAATTGTGCACACACGTCGGGTATATAGTGTAGAATACTATTACAATCTGAGAACCTTGTGAAATCGGGGGATTAGCGCCGGAATGATATACGCCGGTAGAAGCAGAGCTTCTGTATAGGACTAGGGTGGGACCCTACCGAAGGCGCTTCCGTAAGTAACATGCTCAGACACATCCGTCATTGTGACAAAAGCCGGTTTTTTCCTAACCGGTATCAGTACCCTGCAAAGAAACGAACGGAAAGAACGTACCGTACGGTCCACCAAAACTGCGTTTTGGTAGCTAGACATAAGATCAACAGGCGAAAGACACCGTTCCGACACTAGTCAGATTGTCAAATACATTCTGTGAAGGGTTTCCTATGAATAGCGGAACCGAAACTTATGGACCCCCCTCCCCCATGAACCCAGTGACAGATCATTGATCCAGATCCGACCCTGCTCCCTCCCCACGAACCAGATCCCGCCCCAACCCAGCCCGAAATCGGACAGGACCCTCCCCCCCCGTC